AAGAACCTGTTGAAGAACCTGTTGAAGAACCTGTTGAAGAACCTGTTGAAGAACCTGTTGAAGAACCTGTTGAAGAACCTGTTGAAGAATCCGTTAAAGAGACAGTTAAAGAAGATAATGAAGAAACCCAAAAAGAACCTGTAGAAGATAGTGTTTTAACTTGTGAAGTTAATCAAGACAATGATGATTTATATGAAAACAATAGTATTAAGGATATTAAGCATCCTGATAGTATTAAGGATAGTGATAATAAAAGTATATTAGACTATGATGATAGTGATAATTTAGTAAATTCAGATACAGGTTTAGAAGAAATTAATATTAATCCAGATGGAGATGATTTTATTTCGATACGAAATCCTAAGGAAATATATGAAGAAATATATAAAGTTGCTCGCAATAAAGCAAAAAAAATGAGAGCTGCTTCTATACAAGCTTTTCTAGAAGCAAAAAGAATAAAATCACAATATGTTTTGGATGATATTGAAGATTCTGATTCTGAAGATTATACGGATGATGAAGTTAATGATTTTTAGCAAAAAGTATGTAAATTACAAAAATATTTTATTTTTTAATTTATATAATGAAGTTGTTCAAAAATCTCAAGAAATTCATAAAAACAAATCATGTAATTGCTGTTTTAGGATTATTAGTTCTATTAGTTGCAATTGGTCAATTTTCCACCAGAAAATCGAATGTTACTGATAACATGCATGGTGGTGTTACCCCACCTCCGTTAAGTCCGGCCGTTGTTCCTCAGGCTGCTGGTGAAGTTCAATACTCGCCTGTTCAAAGTAATAACGTTGAAGAGAAAAAGGGAACTCCTGTAGACACAATTTCCCCTAATGAATTACTACCAAAATCATCTAACGACACTTCGTTACAAGGTGCTGGTGGTGATTTAACCAATGTTAATATGTTAAAATCGGGCCATCACATCGGTATTGATACTGTTGGTGGTTCGCGTGGTAATGCTAATTTACAGCTCCGTGCTGACCCTGCTATTCAAAAAGTAGACGTCGGCCCTTGGTTACAGAGCACTCACGAGCAAGACACAACAGGATTACGGGTTCAATAAATATAAAACACACTTTCGTTAAAATGTTGATTTAATATATATGAAGATCAACATTTTAGGTTATATTTTAATAGCATTTGTATTGGTTATTGCTTATAAAATGATACAAGAATCTGAATATTTGAATTTAAAATGTATCATATCAGATGTTGATGGAAAACGATATTGTGTCCGCGATAGAAGTAAATTAAAATTAGCTGCTAATTTATTGGCAAATATAAATACCAGAATGAATACCCTAGTGGAACATGTAAAAGAAAAATACCCAGATAGAGAGAATGTAAAGAGATTAGTGAAAGGATATAATCCAAAAAAAATTAGTGAAACACTACCTACAAGTGAGTATACAGCATATAGTGAAAATAAAGGAGAGAAAATAGCATTTTGTTTAAATACTGAAAAAAGAAATGGTAAATTAATAGACGAAAATACATTAATGTTTGTAGCTACACATGAATTATCACACGTTGCCACCAAAAGCATTGGTCATACAGAAGAGTTTTGGAATAATTTTAAGTTTCTTTTAAAAGAAGCAGATGAAATAGGAGTATATAAACCAGAGGATTATAAAAAAAATAGTCGTAGATATTGTGGTACGGATATTGTTGATAATCCTTATTATGATTTATAAATAAAATTGAATAACTTATTCTAATATATTTTAAAAATAAAACATATTAGTAATTTATGAGTGATTTGAACGACATAGTTCATGATACACATCCTGTAATATTTGCGTCACAACTATATGCAGAAGTGTTAAATAGTACAAGTATTTCAAATCATATTATAAATGTTATAGGAAAAAATAGCGATTATGAAATCGTTCCATATTGTTATTTTCACAATTCTTTTATGGATTATGAGGTAAGAGGGAAAAAAAAATTTAAAGATGATTTAGAAAATATCGATTATAGTATTGAAAATATTGAATTAAATAAAACAAAGAATATAAAAAAGTATATTGTTCCTGTTTATAAAACACAAATTCCAGAAACAGAAAGAAAATATTTATGTGGGATGATTGGTGTTCCTATTCCAAATTATGATGACCCAGATGCTAATCAAGATCATTATGTGTGTTTTATATACGATAAAGATAAAAAGGAATTGAATTATTTCGACTCGTCGATTACCAAAGGTTATCATAACACAGAAACTTACAAAATATTATCACTAACATTTAATCCAAAAACAATAGTAGTTAACAATAGTACTTTTGAATCACAAGGAGGTGTATCAGAATCGGAATATAATTATATAGCACAAAACATATTTTGTCATACATGGTCACTATGGTTTCTTTATCAGTTTGTGGTGAATAATAAAACGATGCGTCAAATTGACCAAATGTGTTGCAAATCAAAAGGAGATGAATACGATAAGTATAATTTAATTAAAATAAAAAAATTTATATATGAAATATTGTTAGTCACACTTAAATTAGAAAAAATGTATAGAAATAGTAAATTCAAAAATGCCTTTAGATATATAATTATTGATGATGATCAATCTAGTATTAAAGAGATTATTAAAGCATGTAATTAAACTTTGGTTACATTCCAAACTTGAACACTAAACTCTTGTTCTGTTTCCATAGGTAATATACTACTAATAGTCCACTTGCTATCTAGAGCAGGAAAGAAGGTGTCACAATCATAGTTATTATTAATAAAAGTAATAATACACTGACCACATAAATCCTTTTCAATAAATTGTTTATATATTTCAGCTCCACCAATTATCCAAACGTCATCATAGTTTTTTTTTTCACAAAAGACATTTACATCATCGATACTTTTAAAAGACTTAACTATATTATTATCATGTGTTTCATCTAATGACAACGAAGTAGATAAAATTAGATTATCACGATCAGGTAAATATTTTTTTAAGCTCATCCATGTTTTTTTTCCCATAATAACAGCATTATTTTTATTACCCTTAGTTAATTTAGAAAAAAAATTTAAATCTTCCTTTATTTTCCAAGGTAATTCACCATCTTTACCAATACCTCTCTGATTACACATAGCACATATTATTTTATAAATCATAATCTATAAAATAATTTATAATATATTTTTATATACAAATGACAGAAATATATAAAGTAGCACATCTAAAAAATAACGAAATTAAAAATTTATATGTTTTTATTGGAAATAAATTACAGGGTGCTGAATACGATAAAGAATACTTAAATAAACTTTTCAAAGAAAATCCAAAAGACACAACATTTTCAAGTATATTTGATGCAGGTTTTGTGGAAAATAATATTGGGAAAGAAACTAATGTTGAATTTATAAATGAAACCATAAACGAAGATGATACAATAGAAACAATTAAAAAAAAAATATTATTGGCGACAAATCTAAATTTTTCATTTTATGAAATGTATTTATTTATAAAACAAAATACTCGTTTGAATGCTAATAATGTGTATCAAAATTTAACACAAAATAATAAATTGGAGTTAACTAAAATACGATTAACAGAATTTCTACATAATATTAACAAAACAGATTTATTAGAAACATTAGATGATAAAGAAGGATATTCCTTCAATGATATTATGGATTTAAAAATAAATGATAGAGAGTTCTTTGTAAATAAATCAATTAGTCATAAATTTGTATTAAAAGATACAAAATTTCCTCATTTTGTAAATCCATTTCACGTTACTGAATATGATGATTTCTTGGATCAAAATGCCAACAATATTGTAACAACAACTAATAATAATTTATTAATGAATTTCGGTGCTTTTGATAATACAATTTATATGTGTACTGCTGCTGATGTATTAGAATATGTGATTGAAAAAAATTTGTCTGAGTTATCAACCATTAAAATATATTATCCATTTTTATTTGATAAAAATATAAAATCTCAAAATATGCTTACAAAAAATAAGGAAGAGTTTTTAATTGACACTAACAATATGATAACTGAAAAATTTAAATTATCAATATATAATTTAGAGTATTTAAACGAAATATATTCAACAAACAAAACAAATTTATCATATTTGGAAAAAGGAATTAAAACGATTAAATTTGTAATTCATCCAGATAGTTCTTTTAAAATACCATTAGATGTTGTTTTCAAATTAGTAAATACCACGAAACAAATTCCATTAATTAAATATAATCCTGGAAAAAAACAAGAAAAAATGTATCGTTTATATTCTAACAAATTGGCAACAAATGGAAAAAAAATACCATATTTAGATAAGTTTAAAATATTTAGATTAATTAAAAATATAGGTACATCTAAATGCGTATCATTATATATTGAATATTTATTTGAAAATAATAACATACCAGTTATATGTGAATTTATTGCAAATGGTGATATAATAATTAATATAGAATTTGATAATCCGATTGATAATGTCGATAAAATAATAAAAGAATCTGTTAACTCAGTTATCGATAAAATAAAAGAATATATATTACAGAGTGGATATAGAATTAATAATTTTGAATCAATAGAAGATTCAAATATAGAAATAATTAACCTAGAATATTTTTATAAATTAAATATTAAAAAAGTTATTGATTTGAGAAAAATAATGCATTGTGTGTATAGTGTATTTAGAGTTTCAAAATTTGATGTTTCTCAAGGAGCCGAAATGAGATATAAAAGAGTTGAAAATTATAATGAAATGGATGACCAAGAAGCATTAATGAGAGATTTATTAAATCAAGGTAAAAATGGAGATGAAATTGTTGAAATATTACAAAATAATTTTGGTTTGAAACAAAGTGAAGCATTGGATAAATTAAATTCTGTTATTTCATCTTTACAGGTGGTCCAAAATGCATTTTCAAGTAATAAAATTAAAACAAAACCAAGTCCTGGTTTTAAAATTTTAATAGAAAAGGATACATATAACAATATAAGTATTAGTGTAATCGGAATAGATAATATAAATTATATTAGAACAATTAGTAAATATATAGATATTTTAATAAATATATCGCAGAATTTTGATTTAGTTAATAAATGTAAAAAAATACAGGATGAAGACGATGACGTAAATGTAGAGGATATTGTAAATGAAGAATTACAAAGAAAACCTGATATAGTAAATAACGAATTAATATTTACTAACATAGATGATAATAGAGAGACTGAATTAGACGAAGATTTATTTTTTGGCGAAGAGGAAGAAAGCGACGAAGAAGAAAGCGAAGAAGAAGAAGAAGACGACGATGAAGAAAA